GGGCGTATTGGCAGGACGTTTGGCAAATCGTGCCGTGACGGTGGCAGATAGCCCTGCACGGGTACAAACAGGTGCGTTAGTGAGTCTAGGCAGTGCCGAAAAACCGTTAGACAAAGATGGCAATGAGCTTACCCTTGCGCATTTAAAATCACTTGAAACTGCACGTTATTCTGTGCCGATGTGGTATCCCGATTATGACGGTTATTACTGGGCGGACGGGCGCACATTAGACGTGGAAGGCGGCGATTATCAAGTGATCGAAAACGTCCGAGTAGTGGATAAAGTCGCGCGTAAAGTACGTTTATTGGCTATCGCGAAAATTGCTGACCGCTCTTTTAACTCCACAACCTCAAGTACCGCGTATCACCAAGGCTATTTTGCCAAACCAATGCGCGATATGAGTAAATCCGCAACAATCAACGGCAAAGATTTTCCAGGTGAATGTATGCCGCCAAAAGATGGTGCCATTACGATTGTATGGCACAGCAAAACCAAGGTAACGCTTTACATTAAAGTACGCCCTTACGATTGTCCGAAAGATATTACGGCAAACATTTTCTTGGATTTAGAAACATTGGGAGATTAATAAATGGAACGAATTAGCGGAATGAGTTTTGATTTCTACATGATGGGCTTTCCGATCCATGTAGAATCAGTGAATCTATCCATTAGTGATAATAGTGCTGTGGCTTTAACCCGTGGTATTCCTGATGGTTGGGTAAGCGGTGATGTAGCTGCAGAAGGTGAAATTGAGCTTGATTCAAAAAACTTTCAAAAATTATCACAAGCGGCAGCTAGTGCAGGCAGTTATCGCAGCTTGCCGGAAGTAGATTTTACCTTCTTTGCGATGCGAGGCGGTGTGCGCGACAAAGTGGAAACATACGGTAACAAAATTATTTTAACTGACGTGCTAAACATCGACCCCAAAGGCGGTGCGAAAAGCACAAAAAAATTGAAATATTTTGTCACAAGCCCAGATTTCGTGCGCATTAATGGTGTGCCTTATTTATCTGACGAAGATACACGTGATCTTATCGGTTAACCGAATTTAGGTGCTGGCCGTTCTGACGTACAACAATTATAAAAAAGCAAGTGCGGTCAGTTTCCTAAATGCTTTAAGGTGATTTTTATTATGAATAACAGAATGGATAGTACTCAGCCTTTTGTTGCATCTATCGTTGCTTTTGTATCAGGAATTACATTGAATGAGTGGGCGGCAATATTCGGTATTTTATTTGGTGCGGCATCAGTATGGATTGCCTACCGAAAATACAAAGAAGACGTGCAAGCACGTAAAGATGAATTAGCCTACAAAATGTTGGTGGCGAAAATTGAGGCGAAAAAATTAGGAATTAGTGATGAGTAAAAAATTTGGTGCAATGATTTTATGTTCTGCGGCGGCTGTTGCGACTGCTTTTTTTGCTCAACAAAAAGATTTGCCAGCAGAATTGCAAAACAAAGTCAGCCCACAAGCAGTTTACATGATTGTGAATCTAGAAGGCTGTGTGCGCAATCCATATAAATGCCCTGCCGATGTATGGACTAATGGCGTAGGCAATACCCACAACGTAGATAAAAGTAAAGTTTTGACCATTGACGAAGTGGCCGCCGATTTACGTCGCAACATTAAAGAGGCAGAAAATTGTATCAACGCCGATTTTAACGGCAGAGAAATGAATCAAGGGCAATATGATGCCATGGTGTCTTTAGCCTTTAATTTAGGCTGTGGCAATATCAAGCGCTATTACAGTAAAAAACACGGCATGACATTGCCTACAACGATTTATCGTGCAGCAAAAGCGCAAGACTGGACATTAATGTGCAATCACATTTCTGATTTCAATAAATCGGGCGGTCGAGTATTAAAAGGATTACAAATGCGCCGCACAAAAGAAAAGGCAATTTGTCTGGGGGAATAATGAATTTTAAATTCTTGGTAATCGGTGCGTTTTTGATCGTTTTTGTGGGCTGTATTGGCTCAACTCTGCACTACAAAAAACAAGCAGAATCGACCGCACTTTTGTTAAAACAAAGCGAACAAACCATTGAACAAAACAAAGCGATGTTGCAACGGTATGAAACGCAAAATGCGGAATTGACCGAGCAACTCAATCAAGCTAACAAAAAAGCCGAACAACGCCGGCAACAACTAAAGGACGTGCTAAACAATGCAGAAAATAAAATTTGGACTTATGGCCGCGTGCCTGATGATGTTGCTGGCGTGCTCAACGAAAGAGCCACAAGTAAATAATTTACAGCTAATTTGCCCACAAACAACCGAATGTAGACCGTTAAGCGTAAATATTAAAACTAATGGCGATTTAGCTGACGGGCTGAATCAGGCATTAGATCGTATTGAAACCTGTACCACGGCTTACACGGCGATGGACAAGTGTATTAAAGATTTTAATAACCAAAACAGAAACCAAAAGGGAAACTAAAAATGGAAAAAACAAACGCACAAACTTTGTTAGATAAACTTACTGGCAATCTTAAAGATTCGGTCAAAGTCGATGTTGAAGGGGTTGAGTTCACTTTTCTCCGAGACAACAGCGCATATGATCAAATGATGAATGACATTACGACTGACAATAAGGTGACCCCAATCAAAGATTATCTACTTGCGATTGTAGCGCGTGAGCAAAAAGAAGATTTATTAGCAATAATTAATGTACCGGGTCTTGCAGGTTTACTTGCGGGAAAAGTGAATGAGGTATTAGTACCTAAAATTAATATTACGGTAAAAAACTAGCCTCGCGTGTGGATAGCATAGAGCGCAATGGCTTATCGCAAGCTATTGCGCTACGAATGCACTATTTACCACACGCAGATAACAGCGACTACAATCTAGCGCGCGCAATGTGGTTACATAAACAGTATTTCGAACAACAGGCAAATGCCGTGGCAAGCGGTATAGCCAAGGTATTTTAGGATTAGACAATGGCAATTCAGGGGCTTGAGTACATCATCAGCTTAAATGATCAGCTTTCCGCACCACTTAAAGGCGTGATGAAAACCATTGATGATTTAGGCAAACGCGGTGAAGATGCCATGCGCCGAATTGGTTTAGGCGCTGCAGGTGTCATTGCCACGGGTGCAGCGATGAAAAACGCCCTAGATCCCGCCATTGATTTTACGCGTGCGTTGAATGAAGTTAAAGCCACTGGGCGCGAACAAGCTGGATTAGACAAAATCACCGATTTTGCCCTTGATTTTTCCGCAACCTATGGCGGTGCGGCGACTGATGTGGTGAGTTCTACGAATGAAATTGCGCGTGCCATTGACGGTTTAACCGATAGTGAACTCGTCGCCTTTTCTAAAAGCTCAAACATTCTTGCCAAAGCCACTGGTTCAGACGTAAAAGCCATGGGTTCTTATATTTCCCAGTTATACGGTATTTTTGGTGACGAGGCGGCAAAAATTGGTAAAGAAAAGTGGGTTGAGCAAATTTCAGCACAAGCCACCGTTACCGCAAATAAATTCAAATCATCGGGCGAATCCTTAATGCAGGCTTACACTAATTTGGGCTCGTCTGCGAAAGACCACGGCATTAAAACTGCTGAACAATTTGCCGTTATTGGTAACTTGCAAAATGTATTTGAAGGCGGGTTAGCCGGTACAAAATACGCGGCCTTTTTAAGTGGCGCGGTAAAAGCACAATCAAAATTGGGCTTATCGTTCCTTGATTCACAAGGCAAAATGTTGCCGATGATTGATATTTTGGAAAAAATCAAAGGCAAATATGGAGAGTTGAATTCAGAAAATCTTTACGAACTACAAAAAGCCTTTGGTACTAAAGAGGCTGCGCAAGTGATTAATAATCTTTTACCGAAGATTGATACACTTAAAGCGGATATTGCTGAAATCGACAAAATGAAAACCCTTGATGATGCAATGGCAATATCAAAAACAGTAACGGACTCATGGATGCGATTTACTGCCATTTTCCAAAATATCAAAATCGCCATTGGCACACAGATCCTTGCAAAACTTGAGCCTGTGATGAATCGCATTGCTGACATGGGGCAAGAGTTCACAAATTGGTTAAGGGCTTATAAGAATATTGCGCGTTGGATTGGCTATGCCGTGGGTGCATTGATTGGATTTACAGGACTAACGGCAGCACTTACTCTGATGAGTGGTATTGTTTCGGCAATCGGTGTGGCATTTTCTTTCTTAGTCAGCCCAGTTATGTTAGTCGTAGGTGCCGTGATTGGGTTAGGTATTGTAATTTATAAATTCCATTCTCAATTTATGGCATTTATAGCTGGCTTCATCGAAGGATTCAAAATGGCTGGGGTATCTTTCGCGCCGTTGTTTTCTGCCTTTGCGATTGTATGGAGTGCATTGCAACGCATCGGCTCAACCATCGGGCGAATTATTGGCTTATTCGGTAGTGCATCCGATTCGGCATATAGTTTCCAACAATTCGGCGTAGATATGGGC